TTTGTTCAATACGCTCAATAACTTTACTGTGTATTGTTCCCATAGCTTCTGAAATAACTTCGCTACGATCAACATAGTTTTTAAAGAAACGCAATTTTGCAAGTTCTTCACTTAGGCTCACAACATGCTTGCCAATATCATCATAAGGTGTGCCGCCTTGTGACACGTGTTGTGCCAAGGCGCGAGCTCCATTCAAATGTTTTACAGGATAAGCATAACGTTCACCAACAGCATTTTCAATAAAGATTCTTTCAATGTGTTGTGTCCTACCGTTAGGTGCATTATAGTTCACTGGTTGGTTGTGTCTAACAATAATTTTAGCTTCACCAATTTCCTGGTAACTAGTTCTACTAGTTCCGGATAGTCTAGATTCGTTCATGTTTCCTTCTCCGATAGGATCTCTCTTATCTAAGTTACTTTGCGATGGGTTTTGTAATTTAAAGTCCAATGAGTGAGATTGCGCAAAATCACCTAACTCATCTAAAAAGTCAACCCAAGAACTGTCTCTTGGATTTTTGTTCCATAATACTAGCAGTGCTGGCTTTTGATCTGCATCTGATAAACTAATTGACACATTGGTTAATTTCTCACCATTGCGTCTGTTAGTGAAGTCAAAGCTGATTTTTCTAGCATCGCCGTCACGATGTTCCTTCCCATCAATAGGCTTACCGTCAACAGTTTCCTTTTTCATACTAGGAAATCTAGTGGACATTTGTTGCACTAAATCTTGGGCAATTCTTTCAAAATTCGCATTCATAGTAATATTTATCTTATAGTGCTGGAAATGAAAATGGGTAATGGAGCCTCATAATCTTCCTCAGTATGTGTTCCTGATATGGTTTCAAAGACCCTTTGATCCCAATCTGCTATCAATTGACTCATTCTTACAATTAGCAATAGTGAGCTAACTAAATCGTCATGTTCTCCGCTTTTTGCCTTAAAACTAAAGCCTGCGGCAATAAACGCCTTTAATTCTGAAATTAAACTTTTACTGTTTAATTCCATTTTGCCAGTTTCAATCAAATGCTTTAGTCTAGCACATGCGGCTATTTTACTACCATGTGTAGTGTTAAAACCTTTTCTAAACTTGCGTACATGACCCTTACGCATTGGTTCTGATATCATAAGACCAGAAAATTGTTCTTCACCTTGATCCTTAATACATACTAGTCCGGCTTCACCAACAGTATTGTTTTCAATACTCCAGTATATGTTGTTACTAAGCCCATTCATACTATCTGATAGGTATTTCAATATATCTTTAAGTATTTTAACTTGACCTTGTATAGGTGTTAAATTGTGATGCCATTCTGCAACTTGTTTAAAACTGGGCAATTCAAACACTTCGATTGCCGCAAAGTCACCGCCTGTCCCCAAACTGGGATCTAAACTTACTAGGTAAATGTTTTCTGGTTTAGGCTCTATATACCAGCGTGTTTGACCCATTTTAAATTTGGGTTCTTTGCCTGCTAGCTCTGCTAGAATCAAACTACTGATTAGTGTTTCATCATAGATCAAGAACTCACATCCGTATTCACGACGGAAACGTTCCTCACCAATTCGACTTTGTTCTTGTTTTGCCCAAGCTTCATCTCTATCTGGATGTTCGCTCCAGTGACATGTGTATGCATTAAATCCGTTCATTCCCAATGCTTGTTCGTTGCCATATTCATCAAGTTTGTTGTTTGCTTCTTTCCAAATATTAGCAAACGTATCTTCGTCACTGTTGGGTGTTGATGTAATAATAGCACGACCACCTGTTGCTAGTGTCGGGGATATTGAAGTCCAAAACTCATCGGCAATATTTGGTTGCACAAATGCAAACTCATCGCAATACAGTAAGGATATTGACATACCACGACCAGTATTACCGGTAGTAGTAGCTGAAACAATTCTTGAGCCGTTATCAAATTCAATACTCCCTTTGTTATAGTTAGTGACACCACTGCGAATATGATCTGGACAAAGTTCATATGCATAGCGTATGCGTTGCATAATTTCCTGTGAGCCCGTGTATTTGTGTGCCGCAATCAACACAGTTTGATCTGGGTAAAACATTGTGTACCACAACAAGTAGCCAGCCGCACAAGTGGTCTTGCCCATTTGCCTGGGCAACATGTTGATTGTAAATCTGTGGTTGTGGTAAGCGTCCAATAACTCTGTTTGGAACGAAAACGGATTAAACAACATTTTACCTTGAACAGGATGTTGTATGTAAAAGAAGTTTTTACAAAAATAGTGATACCCAGTATCTGGATCCGCACAGGCCAATAAGTCAGCAACCTGCTGTTCTGTAAACTTATCTTTTTTGTGAGCCTTTTTTGTCAGTACTCCGTCTAAACTTTTACTTGTCATGTTATTATTTACAATAAAAAAGCGGAGACTCGCTCCGCTTTGATATTACGTTTTACCAATTATCTATTTCTAACTTCTTGATACAAGTTGTGTAATTGGCTCTTTAGACTTTCTGAAGTAACTGTGTATGGGTTACCGCCACCATTAACTTTGGGTGCTTCATTGTCTCCGTGGCTGTGTAAGTCATTGCCTTTCATTTTGGTAACTTCATCGCCAGCATATTCTTCGTCTGGGCTGTTGGCGTATTCTTCAATTTCAACTTCTTCTTCGTCACCAAACATCTCACCGTCATCTTCACCATGCTCGTCATCACCGCGTGTCAACATGTCCATTGGACTTTCTTCACCGTGGTCTTCATCGCCGCCTATTGACAACACAGCGCCTACTGGTCCAGATACTGCATCGTCCTCACTGCCCATCATGTCTCCACCTTTTAGTAAATCTAAAAGATCACGAATGTTTTCTGTTCCACTAGCATTGACACTAACATTCATTGTTACTGGTGGGGAAGGAGGCATACCGCCCATCATTGGGGGCATACCACAACTTTCATTTAATCCTGAAAGTGTTTTAATTGATTTTAGATCTAACTCTTTCAAAGGAGCGTTGGTTTTAACTTCCTTTAATTGTGTCACTGGCTTGTCGTATTGATCAATCTTGTTTAATATGTTATGGAAGTTCATTTCTTTTGTCCTTTAAATGGGTCAGCATTTTTTTCTTCTGGTGATGAGTTAGCTAAAATCGCATCGTTAACACCTTTTACTTGGTCGCCCTTATGGCTAATTTTACCTAATTCTTTTAGAAAATTTAGTACTTTCTTATCGCCCACTTGATCTTGTGCGCTTTCAGTTTCATAAGGTTTGTTTAGTATTGCTTCTGTTGAAGTACCAATTCTATTCAATCCTTCTAAATTATCTTCAATTATTTCTTCTTCTCTTGCACTGCGTACACGTATGCCGCCTCGAGCAATCATTAATTGATCTGACAAATATTCTGTTAGTGATTGCGTACTAACTGGGTAACGGCACGCCACATCAAAAATTGTAACGTGTGTGTTTTTCATCTCTGGAAAGTCCAACGGGCTTTCTTGAATTGGAATTCGTTTGCCCTTGCTGATGCTTGCACAGTCGTATTTCATTAGGGCTGTTTTCATTGCCTTATCAAACCCTTCAGGAAGGTCTCCAGCAATCTTAATTTTGAATTCGTAAGTTTTTACGCTTTCTGAAAGGTACTCTTTAAATGTTGACATAGTGATATCCATTGTATTGTATTTATTTCATATTCTTAAGTTTCTCAATTAGGCTATTACGGTCTGCTATCACATATCCGTCGCCACTTAGATTAACTCCGTCGTTTTCATTAGTTTCTTGATCCAGCTTTTGTTTCTTAAGTTGTAGCTCAATCATTTTAAGTTTCTTGTCTATTTTTGCGGCTTTAGCATCAATGGCGTTTTTAAGCATGCCACCAGCTACTTCAAAAATGCGGCCGCTGTAACGTGCTTCAACGTTCATGCCTAGATCCATTAGGTCATCGTATGCGTCTGTTGCCCGTTGTGCCAGTGCATCGAACTCGTTGTCACTGATATCTCCCAAGCCTTTAACTTGGGGTAATGCCGCGGCAATTTTATCAAATTCAGCCATATCTCTAAGAAAGGGTGCTGGAATGTCAGCCTTGGGACGATCGTTATTAACAATCTTCTTGTTCTCTGGCAAATTTAATATTTCTTCAAGTTTCTTAGTCATAGCAATACTTATCTAACTCCGCCCTGGTGGAATAAATCTCCTTCGCTTAACACACGAAATTTAATACCTTGACGCTTGCACCAAATTTGTGCGGCTTGCCATTTGGCTTGATTCTTTACATACTGCGCCTGATTATATTTACTTTTTCCCACGCTTTCTAATGCTGTTTGATTTCTTGGTTTAACTTCAATCAGCTCAACCAACATGCTTCCAGCTTTATCCACGTACTGTATAAAAAAATCAGGAACGTAAATTGTTTGTCTATTTGTTAATGGATCTCTATAGGGAATTGATATTGCTTCACTGGCCCAACGTTGTATACTTGGATGCGTGTCACAAAATGTCATAAAACTCCACTCCCAACTGCTACGGTAAGTTGGTGTTTTGTTGCCTACATATTTTTGTGGGTTCTTGGGTACGAATTTACCGCGGGCAAATCTGCTCATACAAGTATGTTACGACTTTCATAAGTCTCAGCTAGGGACATTACTTTGTAACCCAGTGTGCTTGTTTGTTCTCTGTAACTGTTTAGCACTTCAGTTACCACTTTGGCCAACTGCACATCTGTTAGACCTTTTAGTGTGTCAATAAGTTCAAATACATTTACGTTGTCTAGTCTAGCTTGATTCAACAACACAATGCCAGTGCTACGTGCGGCTTCATCATCAAATCCTCTTTTTAAAAAAAACCCCAATACTGCATCAATTTGATTACTGGGAAAAGTTATTTGATGTAAAAAGAATTTGTCAAACAGCGCACGGACTTCTTGATTATTTCCGTTGCCTGATGTTGATTGTTCTTGTGGTAAATTGCTTGTCATGTTATGGTCCTAAGTCTACTGGTGTTGCAACTGTTGTTGTATTGGTATTGTCGTTATTTGGAAATACCACATTTTTAACACCACTCAGACCTATAGTTGCTGCCGCTATTGCTCCAGCAGTGAGTAATCTTGTTCCTTCAACAGCAAGTCCAGCGTTGGTTAAACGTTTTGCATTCTGGTATGTATTCGCTGTTGTGATTGCTGTTGATAAAAAGTTTGCTGGACTGTCAAAAGCAGTGCCGTCTGCTAGACTGGTTAATATATCACTGGCACCTTCAATAACACCGCCTGGACCAAACAGTGTACTAGTGCCACCACCTGCCGCACTTAGCGGGCTTGGCATTTTATCATAATGATCTACTGCAAAACCTTTGACTCTGCCACTGCGTGTTGATCCAATATCATAGTGTACTGCTTCATAAGCAACAGTCATGTTGTTTTCAGCACCGGCACTGCCTTGATCACTGCTTTGTGGAGTGTCGTGGCTAAATGCTGTAATTACTGGGTTGACCAGTGTGTAGCTGACATATTCTCTTTTGTTCAGTTGATACAATACAATTTTATTAAAAAATGGTATTGACACGTTGTTATCTAAACCATATTTTGTTTTAATATAGCTAGAGCTTTTCATTGCGTTTCTAGAATAAGCACCTGGCGTTTTTGAACTACTGGGGTCTGCAAAATAGTAACTGTAGTAATTTTGCCAAAGTGTGTTTATAATGTGTGCTCTATCATCATGAAATTTAATGTTGATTGGCAAAAAATCATGATCCATTGTGACCACTTTTTTTCTATTGTATTGATTCAGCGTTGCTGTCTTCAATGTAAACTTGGGCAAGTCCACACTTTTAACTAACAAGCCAATTTCATTTTGATGTTGATATTTCAAGTTCAATGTTTTTAATGCACTGGCATTGATGTCAAAAAATACGTGATATAGAAATTTAGACTTGGGTGCAAGTCTAAAATAGTCATCCTGAAAAGTTCTTGCGGCGTGTTGCCACGACCCCAAGTTTCCTTTGGGATTACCAAGACCATTTACTAGCTGGTCTAAAAAACTGTTATCTTTACTGGCCATACTTTATTTATTGAATAAAATAAACTGCGCACATAACTTTCAGTCGTTAAAAAAGGCTGTTGCCAGCCTTTTTATTAGCGTCCTGCGCCAGTTGCTAGGGTATTAATAGTTCTACCAACAACTGATCCAACACCTGTACCTTGTGGGCTTTGTACTGCATTATCATACTGGATGCTAAGGTCAATAGTTGCTGGACCTTGTTCACCGTATGCAATGCTTTGATAGTTAGCACTAACTAGATAACAACCATAGCACTCCCATGTTTCTAATATTGTAGGAGTGTTAGCACCGTTACCGCCATCTAACATTTCAATACGTGTTGTAAACTTATAGTCAACTCCACTAGCCGCTGAACTTTGTTCAAAGAAATCAAACTGTTTCTGTAATTGTTCACCAACCAGTTTGCTTACTGCACCAGTTACATCATCACGTAGAACGATTGCAATTGGAGCCCATGTAAATTTACCAGCATAGTTAATCTTACTGTTATATATTTCTATAACTTGGTTGGCAAATGACACGTTTGGTCTTGCCGCACTTTGTACCTGTTTAGTTAGTTCAGTTGTTGGAGTTGAAACACCAAAGTTTTCAAACATCACTCTAAAGCGATATTTTAGCTTTGGCATCAACATACCTTGTGCTGACGCACTTGC